TGCGTTATTTGGTTTTGAATAACCTAAAAGCTCGGCAACATCCTTTGCCACAAACATAGGTTCGTTGTTTAAGTCGATTACTCGAACTTCACTTGAATTGAATTTGAATGGAATGATGTTGTTCATTTGATGGCCTGCTAAGGTTTACTTAATAAGTAAAGTTTACTCAAAAAGTAAACGAAGTCAACCTTATTAACTTAAAAAGTGAATTTATTTATAGAAGGCACAAAAAAACCCGCACTTGGCGGGCCTTCAACATCTTACATAAGTTACCTAATACCAAATACTAGACGACCAAAAAACACGACCAATTATATTAACCGTTCCTCTATCTTCAGAACATATTATTTCATCTTCATGCTCATCAGAATTATAGCTACTTACCCTTAAACCTCCTCTTGGTAATAGATTAAGTTTCTTTATTCTTAACAGTCCGTCGTGATTTATTGCGTAAACTTTATCGTCAACAATACGCTTGTTTCCAAGATCTACGCCAACCACATCACCATCGAATAACCTGGGTTCCATGCTGTTACCCATTACCTTAACGCAAGCAGCATTTGAAGGATCTACTCCGCAACGTCCTAGTGTTGATTTACTAAACCGTAATTTTGCTCCCTGATTTTCTTGCATCAAATCACTGCCGATGCCTGCCGCTAATTCTACTTCCATGAAAAATGGTATCTCCGCTTCATCATTATCTAAAGGTGTATTGCTATCCCAAGAGTCTATGTGACCAAGGTACTCTGCATTTTGTTCACTTATATTTTCCCTTGTCAACAGCAATATACTTTTATCCCCCTTGCCATCTGATAACCATTTTTTCCTAACTTTTATTACTTCCAGTAAGGCGTAAAGATTATCCCCATCAGGCCTATATTCATCCCGTTCCCATGCTGAAATAGTCACATGACTAACTCCAATAGCTTTTCCAAGCTCTCCTTGGGACTTAAAGCCAAGCTCTTTTCTAACTGATTTTAATCTAGATCCGAAAGTATCCATTCTTCACCTGTAACAAAGTATTTATTTAAGCAATCTTAAATCCTATTGACTAAAGATATCTTAAATGCTTAAATGTAAGATATCTTAAATTAATAAGTAGTCTCACAATGAAAAAACAAGAAGCAATCGCTTTTTTTGGTGGCGCTAAGAAGTTAGCAATAGCCCTAGGGGTTAGCCCAGCTTCTGTATCTCAGTGGGGTATTGATATTCCTGAACTGAGAGCCTACCAAATTGAAAAGCTTACTCGCGGCAAGTTGAAAGTTAACTCCGCGCAAATTGAATACAAAAAAGCAAGTTAATACGGAGATTAATTTATGTATCAGAACAGAAGTCACGTTAGAGATATAGAAAGCAAGGTAAGAACTAGCCAAGTTGAGCACGAAAAAGCTTTGCTTTGTGCAACTTACAACGGCATGCAGCTTGCCTCTTACTTTCATAAAATTATCTGTGAAGCTATCGAAACTGAGCATGAGCGAATCATATTAACTAAAGCCATTGACAAAGAATACCAGTCAATATTAACCGCCAAACACAATAAAAAAAGGGGCTGATTTGTGGTTGTTTTTGAAACGCTTGATAAGCAGACCCAAGAAAAACTAAAGGCTATAGCGGAACATCACAATTTAAGTGTTGAAGATTGTGTCTCCTGGCTTTTGTATAAATCTGTAAAAGATAGCCGCTTTTCAGGGCCTCAAAACCCACCTTTTTGTAGCTAAAAGAGGACTCTATGAAAATTCAAGTTCTAACACTCAACATTTTTAAATTAACTAACTTGGCTGGAGTTGTTGCGGCCAATGACGAATATGAACCACTGGGCGCAGCATGAGCAACTTCACCAAGGCATTAAACGGTGCAGCCAGTGCCATTCTATTAATTTTACTTTTAAGTGCGGCTTACATGCTTAGCGCGACGATTTAGGGGGTTATATGAAAGAGCAAAGACGAGCTACAGACACCAAGACCACTTTTAAAGAAATACTAATCACTACCATTTTAGTTTTAGCGCTTGTGTATGCGGTTAGCGGTGGCGGGTGATGTTTTCAATCACATCAGTTTTAACCTTAGCCCCTTCACTGGGGCTTTCGGGTAGGAAATATAATTTGAGACTCCTATGCAAGAGATAAACGTAACGCCTTCGCAAGAGTTTATAAAAGAATGTTTTGAATACTGCAAATCAACTGGTGACTTAACTTGGAGTGTTAGGCCTGAGTATCACTTTTCAGAGAAGAGATATTGCGACTCTTGGAATAAAAATTTTGCGGGGCGCTTACTTAAAGGCAGGACTGAAAAGGGTTATTGCAGGACATCTTTAACTGGCAAATATTATTTCATTCATAGGCTTATATTCAAAATGATGACAGGTAGAGACCCATTAATGATCGATCATATTAACGGCGTGCCAAGCGACAATAGATGGGAAAATCTAAGAGATGTTACAGCTGCGGATAATTCAAAAAATATAAAGCTAAGCAAAAGAAATAAAAGCGGGTTGTTAGGTGTTGTTAAGAGAAGCGGAAGTTGGAGAGTGAGAATAACGGCAAGAAATAACAGGATTAACTTAGGTTCATATGGAGATTATTTTGAAGCAGCATGTGCCAGAAAATCAGCAGAAAACAAATTTGGATTCCATGAGAACCACGGAAGAATAGCACAGAGAGGCTGAAATGACGGCCTAGAATAAGTCCAACAATCAAACCGAGTCGCGCCGTAAGCGCCATATACCAGTTAAGGCATAAAAGCGTTTTATATCGAATTGGGTATTAATTTAAGGCAATAAAAAACCCGCTCAAACGACTCTGGAAAGCCTCGCGGGTTAATTATCAACTAAGTAGGAATTATTATGGAACATCCAGAAATAAAACGCAAATTAAACGTGGTGGCTTACAAAGAGTCGGCACAGGTTTCTTTTGACAATAATCAGATTACAACACCAATGACAGTTTTAGAGCTTGCTTATGCTGCTCAGCTACTACTTGAAGCCGCAGACGTTCTCAGACGCAACGAGAGAGCGCGTTTTAATCCACTTGGCAAGGCGGTGTAATTATGGAGGCGATTAAACTAGATGATTACCGCAGAGAGTCTATGAAAGCTGACATTGAAAAAGGTTATGACAGGCTTGCTCATGGAATTACAAACGCTTTAGCAAACCCGGCAGTTAAATTATCAGCAAGAGAATATCAAGTTATCTTAGCGGTAATATCAAAAACATATAGGTTTCAAAAGAATGTAGATTGGATATCCAATACTCAATTATCAGAACTTACAGGCATAAAATCTAACCACATTGCAACGGTAAAAAAAGCATTAATTAATAAAAATATTTTGGTAGAAGATGGCAATAAAATAGGTATAAATCCATATATATGCGATTGGAATACTCCCAAAAATGGGATTGATCAATACTCCCAAAAACGGGAGTCAATACTCCCAAAAACGGGAGTCAATACTCCCAAAAACGGGAGTAATAAATCCCAAAAACGGGAGTCACATAAGAAAGAAACTATTACAAAAGAAACTATTACAAAAGAAAAGGCTTACGCCTTCGAAGGTGAGACGGTAAAAATTAATCAAAAAGATTTTGATCGGATGAAAAAATTATATTCGAATCTAAATCTTGTTGATGAGTTGCAACAAGTCGATTTTGAGTTGAAAGGAAAAAAAGATTGGTTTGCGGCAATGAACGCAAAACTAAATTATCGAAACAAAAATTTAAAACCATCATATCAACGCAGTCAGGGTCCTGATTGGATGGATGGTGCAATATGAAAACTATCACGCCAAAAGAAATTAATTCTCGCTTAGGTTCACAGGCTGAACGTTTGGTTGAAATGCTTCTGCCTGCTGGCAAAAAAAATGGCAGGGAGTGGAAAGTTGGGTCAGTTGATGGCGGCACAGGCCAATCATGCCAAGTTAATCTGGATGGGAAAGGATTCATTGATTTTGCAACGGGTGAAAGTGGTGATTACATCCAGTTATGGATGGAAACCCAAGGTTGTGACTTCCCAACCGCGATCGAAGAATGCAAAACTTGGCTTGGCATTGAGGAGCCTGTCAGGGCTAAAGTTTACGCCAAGGCCGAAAAGACACAGACATTAAAATCAGTCGCTAAAAATCCGACAGTTGGAGAATATTTAAAAACCCGAAAATTGTCAGATCAAACCATTGCTGATTTTAAAATTGCCGCTGATACGCTTCATGGTAAACCTGCAATATTTTTTCCATATCTACGCAATGACGAGCTGATCCACTGGAAGCAGATGGGTATTGAACGTCCAAACGGCAAAAAACAAATTATGACCAGTCAAAAAACAGAGCCTTGCTTGTTTGGCTGGCAGACAGTTCCCGCTGTACGTATGCCCTACATCATCATTTGCGAGGGTGAGATTGACGCAATGAGCTGGTACGAGTACGGATTGTTTGGTTTATCTGTTCCTTTTGGTGGTGGTGATGGTGCTAAACAGGCATGGATTGAAACCGAATATTCAAACCTTACTAGATTCGACAGTATTTTGATTTCAATGGACAGCGACGAACCCGGGAAAATTGCAGCAAAGGAACTGGCAAACCGCTTAGGCATTGATCGCTGCAAGTTAGTTAACTTGCCACACAAAGATATAAACGAATGTTTGATGAAAGGTGTAAGCAAAGAAGAAATATACAAGTGCTGTGATATGGCTAAGCAGATGGACATTGACGAGATTAAAAGCCCATCAGCTTATCAGCAGTCAACTTATGATTGGATGTTCGGTGACAAGACAGTAAGAGGCTTTGATACACCGTGGGAAAAGGTCAACGACATAATACGCCTTGGTTACTCTGAAATATCACTGTGGAACGGGGTAAACGGTCACGGTAAATCTGAAATTGTTAATCAGTGCGGGTTACATGCAGCGTTTTATGGAAATGTGCCAACTATGATTTATTCGCCAGAGCTTAGACCTGAATTGTTGATGGAGCGGATCATAAAGCAATGTACTGGCACATCAAAAATCACCAAAGAATATTTTAACGAAGTCTTTGAACAACTTAATGAAAAGATTTGGATCGCTGAACTAAAAAAAGGTGATAAATCAAAAACCTTGCTTGAAATCATGGAATACGCATATCGAAGATTCGGCATGAAACTTTTCATCATAGATTCGCTAATGAAATGCGGCATCAGTGATGATGATTATAACGGGCAAAAAGCCTTTGTTGACTCGCTGGCTGAATTAAAAACCGAACCGGTGTTCATGTGATGTTGGTTACGCATTCCCGCAAATGTGAAAGCGAAGAAAGGCCAACAGGGAAAATGGACGTTAAAGGTTCAAGCTCTATCACTGATTTGGTTGATTCGGTTTACATAATATTTCGCAACAAAGCCCGTGAAAAATTACTAGATCACATGCAAGAGCTTAACCTTGATTATACCGAGCTAGAAGAAAAGCAACAGAAGCTTTACAACAGCGGAGGTGCATATCTAAAACTGGTAAAAAACCGCATCAGCGGAACAGAGAAAGACTTCAAACTTTACTTTAATCAAAAGTACAACCTATTCACCGAGCGCGAAGGGCAGACCATAAGAAGCTATGTAGAAGCGCCACTAAGGAGTGTATCAAATGGATAGTCGAAATAAATACAATCGCACAATAGCAGACTTATTCACGCAGAGACTTATTCAAGCAGAGGGTTATCTAAATCCAGAATCAATTATGTCATTACTTGGATGTAATAGGTCAGAGGCTGAAATAATCATTGATTTGTACGAAGAATTTCAGCAGGAGTTGGCCGCATGATCTACTCAAACGAACAAGCCAAGCTTTTCACTGACACTCAGAAACAAATAAAGCTTGATAGAACAGAGGCATTAAAAAAGCGCAAATCTGAAGCAGAAGAACGAGCGGAAGCGAAAAGAATGCTGCAAGAAATGAATGCTTGGACAATGGAAGATTTGGGGGTGGAGTTGTGAGGGACTACCAACTTTCTAAATTCAATATCCAGCAATTCATTGAAGATATTCAAACAGAAATAGAAGAACACAAGCTTTTAATCCTAAGCGCACAACCTGCCGGTACCGGTAAATGGGGCATGGCTAAGTTGTGGCGCTCATGGATGGACACAACAGCCAAGTTTATGGCCGGTAATGGCGTAAAAATGCCTTTAATGATTAAGCCCACCGGTGAATGGCATGGCGAAAGACCTTTTGACGGTAATGACGCTCACGAACTATTCACCAGGCAATGGCTTGGTGTTGATGAAAACGGAAAGCGTTTAAGTTGGGCTGCATCTGGTGATCAAAGAAAGGCCACTAAGGGCGAAAGATACAATGCACTGCGTCGGCATGAAGAGTGGGCCATAAACAAAGGTATTGTGTTGTTTAAACCTCGTGATTCTGAGTATGAAAAACTCAGTCAGGAGCAAGAGGCATGATTATTTCAAACCTTTCACCCAAAGAGCAACGCACCCACGAGCTAGGCAGACAAGCAGCGCTTTTAATCCATCAACTAAACAGAGCTGAAATTACTCGAGTCGATATTTTAAAGAAGATTGATGCACTTGAAGAAAGTGAACAGCCAATTTTTAAAGAGTTATTGAATAAATATAGGGCGGTGAAGTGATGGTACAAGTTAAAGAAGTTACAGCTTATTACTCACCGACTAAGGGGCGGAATTATTTTACTAAGAAATCAGCAATAAAAAACGAAGCTATTGCAATTATCTTAAAAAAGTATCCGGTTGAAAAATTTGAGGCTGACACTGGGCATTCATACGACATTAGATTTAATGAACCAGAGAGATTTGAAAGAATTATGCGCTCACTGGTTTGGAAGATTAAAAATCAAATGGTTAATCCAGCATGACTACCCACCAACCAAAAGGCGGCATGTGTACCAGTTGCGCTAAAAAGTATCTCGACTGCTCACACCTTAACTTTGCTGAAATGCCAGTAATAGATAAAACGCTAACTGTAATTATTGTTCGATGCACTAGCTATGAGAGAGGGCAGAAAGCTAATGGCTAAATGCAAGTCATGTAAAAAGTCTTTCACTCAGTTTAACTCTTTGCAGGTCGTATGCTCTCCAACATGCGCCCTTGCAGTTGCCAAAATATCAACGGCCAAGCGCAAAAAGGCAGAGACTAAAAACAGACTCGAAAATCTTAAAACTCTTGGCACCCACAAAAAAGAGCTTCAGGCAATATTCAATAAATGGATACGACTAACAGACAAAGACCAGCCCTGTATTAGCTGCCAGCGCCACCACAAAGGACAATACCACGCAGGACACTACAGAAGCGTAGGAAGTTGCGCGGAACTCCGCTTTGAGCCTGACAACGTCCACAAGCAATGTTCAGCATGTAACAACCATTTAAGCGGTAATTTAATTGATTACAGAATTAACCTGATTAAAAAAATAGGGCTTGCAAGGGTTGAGTGGATAGAAGGGCCGCATGAAATAAAGCATTACACGATTGACGATATTAAAAAGTTGAAAGTCGTGTACAGGGCAAAAATTCGAGAGATTGAAAAAAGCAAAGCCGCATAAACACTAAGCGGCCCCGGCTGCAAGAGGAAACATCATGGCACTACAAAAGATTTCACATGAGCAGCTTCGAGAGGAGCTTAAAGCCGGGTTAACCATTAAAGCTATCGCTGAAAAATATGATATGTGTCAGCGTATTATTTATAGGAAAAAAGCAAAGCTAATTGCTACAGGTTTTGACCCTGCTAATGACCGCACATACGAGAACCCTGAAACCCAAGTTGTTAAAGGTTACTCAACGCTAGTTAGACATAAAAACCGAGAAGACAGCAGCACAGGAAAGCTTATAGAGTGGGTTAAGACTAACGTTATCGTGCAAGACCAACTTGATACAGCAAGGCACTTACTTAAGAGCTTAGCGAAAGAGCTGAAGCCTATGCCGATGATACCTTTTGGTAATAATCCGCAATCAGACAGCCGGTTTACTGTTATACCGATTGGCGATCCTCACATTGGCTTAATGACCTGGAGCAAAGAGGTAGGCGAGGATTGGGATATTAAGATAGCGGAGCGAGTTTACCGCAAAGTGTTTAAGCGCCTGCTTGCATCATTGCCCGATACTGAGGAGTGCATTTTAGTTAATACCGGCGATTTCTTTCACGCAGACAATATCAGCGGCACAACAAGCAGAAGCGGCCACAGGTTAGACTTGGACGGACGCCACGGCAAATGGCTTGATTCAGGCTTAATCATTGTGCGTATGTTCATTGACGCTTGTTTGCAGAAGTACAAGCAAGTTGAATTTGTGAACGTAACAGGAAACCACGACGATATTCTAGGCATGTTTCTAGGTTGTGCAGTGGCGCAGATTTACAAAGGAAACCCACGGCTAATAGTTCAAAAGGGCGAGAACGCTTTTCAATACATTCACCGAGGCTCAGTTTTACTAGGGTTTGCCCACGGCCACACATGCAAATTAGCCTCATTACCCGGAAAAATGGCAGATGACCAATTCAAGCTTTGGGGCTTAACTACGTTTAGGCGCTGGATAACGGGGCACGTTCACCACAACTCATGGATACAGTTTAAAGAGCATCCGGGGTGCAGTGTTGAAACCGTTGGAATTATCCCACCAAAAGACGCTTATTCATACGGTGGCGCTTATGGTGCAGGTCGAGGCATACAAGGCATTATCTTTGATAAAGAACATGGCACATGCCCGTTAAGGATTGAGGAAAACGTAAGGGCTGACGACTAATGAGCGACTACCCAAACGAGCGCGAAGAACACAACGACACTGAATTAAGCATATATGGGCTTATACGCTTAGCAATGGACCTAGAGAAATTGAACAGTAAAAGTAATCAACTTGGTTCAGTGAGATTGAAAGCGGAACCGGATAGGAAGATTAAACTTAGAAGGATGGCTTTGAAATGAATAGTGCTAATGACGACCTTAGCGCTTATTTCTCACAGCAAGACCAAATTGAAGCGTTAAAAAAAGAAGTTGATCGGCTAAATGCCTTACTTAAATCTGAGATTAAATTAAAAAGCAAATGGAAATGTAAATACGAAAAAATAAAACCTGAGCGCAAATCTATCAGAACCAAGAAAAACCAACGAGCTATAGATTTGATAGCGGCTAGGGAAAATGGAGACTTGACATACTCTCTTGCTGATATTGGTCGAATGCTTGAAATACGCTATGGAACGCTTAAAAACATGGCTTATACATACAGACAGTGCATAAAAAACTAAACATAACATTTAAAAGGTAGGGCATACAATGGCAAATCCAATCAAAATGCTAGCAAAACTTACTACACAATCAAAGCAAATAGACGGTATGGGCTTTGGTGGGGCTGTTAGCGACAAGTTAGAAGTTGCCGGGGCTTTGGGTATGCCTAATCCTAATACTGGCAAGAAGATAAGCACTGAAGCCTATCAGATGGCTAGATTTGTTTATGTTTGCGACTTAAAAGACGGTATCAGAGTAAAGGCCAGAATTAACCTTTTTGCTCAGACTCACAAAGGCGGGATTAAAGAGGTTACAGCGCTAAAAATAAGCAAAGCCGCACTAGCTGAATTTATCCAGCCCAAAACGATTATTGATAAAACCGGCGAGTTCAGAATAATATCAAAAACCAGCGCAGAACTAGCAACAGACATTGGTATTAAAAAACAGAGCTTCACTAATTCACATAATGAGTTATTCAATAAATGCTTTGCTGAAATATCAATTTGGTCACAAGATGCAATAGCGCATTTAAACGCTACTATGTGTGAACAAGATGCTGCATAAAAATTATTCAATTATATCTTGCGCGACCTGACCCAAAATGGTATAAATTCCCCATAGTAGGCATTTTATGCTTACAACACATAAAGCCCCTTGATTCACGTCTTGGGGTTTTTTTGTTATTTGAAATGTGTGTTCCCATTGCCTCGCTTATGCGGGGCTTTTTTATTTAAGGCTTACAATGATTTGCTATGACCAACTAAAAGCCCAGTTAATGGGGCATGAAGGGTTAAAGCTAAAGCCGTATAAATGCACATCAAACAAAATCACCATTGGCGTTGGTCGCAACCTTGAAGCCAAGGGCATAACAGAGCAAGAAGCTTTGTTTATGCTAGATAACGACATTTCTTATTTTGAAGAACAATTAAGGCGCAGACTGCCAAGCTTTCGCACGCTATCAGGCACAAGGCAAGCCGTGTTAATCAACATGGCATTCAATCTAGGCGTTAGAGGCCTACTCAATTTCAAAAACATGCTCAATGCTTTAGAGCGTGAAGATTACGAAGAAGCAGCGGCAGAGCTATTATGCAGCCATTACGCGGTTCAAGTGGGCATGAGAGCGCACGAACTAGCTGAACAACTACAAACAGGAGAATGGCAATGAATGCTATAGCAACAGCAATACTGAAAACGCTACTGACAAAGCTATTCACTGAAAAGGTTTTAATTAACGTTTTTATCAAAGTGGCTGAATACCTGGTAACTAAGACAAGCAACGACCTAGACGACAAGTTAGTCATTGAAATTAAAGCAGCGCTAGAAAGTAAGTAATATGGAACTCGCTCAAATACTCAGTTGGCTATCAGAAAAGACGCCTGAATTTGTAATAGGGTTTGCTCTAGGCTTATTGATAGCCCTGTTTATATCTTATTTGTATTTGCTCCCTAAGTTCGTTAAATCAGCTACAGCACAACTAACAACCCAAGTAGAGCTATTAACTAAACAATCAGCACTATTAGCAGCTCACGTTGCAAACCTTGAAAGACAAATTTCACAGTTAGAAGAAGAACTGAAGCCCTATAGAGAATTTGCAAACACTCAATTAGCTAAAATACTAATAGAGCAAAGCAAAGTTTGACATGCTTATCATCTTTGGATCGGGCAATCACTGGATTAGCAGAACGATTAAAAGAGTAACAAAGTCAAAATGGTCACACGTTGGCATAATCGACGGATTAGAAGTTATCGAGTCATGCGGTCCACCGTTCAGAGAGTGGTTAGCACACGCACTATTCAAGATTAATTATAAAAAGCAATACGGCGTAATCACTACAGCAATAGAAGACTTTAAAGCCCGTTATATTGAGACTGAAATTAGAATCATCGAGGGCGAGATTAGCACAGCACGCGCTAGGTTAGGAATGCCGTTTGATATGCTTGGCTTAATATGCGCCTATCTTCACATCAATTGGCATGATCCTAAAAAGGATTTTTGTGTTGAGACAGTCGGACACGCATCGCATCACATAGAGAATCACGAAGCGCACAGACAGACGCCACAAAGCATTTGGTGGTTGAGTGAGCCGGTTACAGGCACAAACAATGATTTTTGAATGTTTATTCGCTTTTAAATTGAATATATATCCAAAAGTCTCAAAATTTACGGGGTATGACTTAGTAAAATGAATATTATAAACATATCCTCAATAAATAACGGGTGTCCAGTATTAGCCAATAAGGTTAGTGTAAAGCTTGGTGATACCAAAATCGACGGGATCGAATCAATACGCATCCATGAGATTGCAAAAGACGATATAGTCAAAGCAACAATAACTTGCTTTGTATCAATTGGTAATAGTAAGCAGTAGTTATGGCATTAACAATTAAGCAAGAAAAATTCTGCATTAAATACAATGAGTGCGGGAATGCTTCAGAGTCATACCGGGTCGTTTATAACTGCTCAAAAATGAAGCCTGAGAGCATTAATCGTAAAGCTAAAGAGTTGATGGATAACGTCAAGATTGCGGCAAGGCTAAAAGAACTTAACCAAGCGGCTGTTAATGCCTCCGTAATGTCAAAGCAAGAAGCTCTTGCAAGACTCACATTAAGCGCACGAGTTACAGTGAATGATATAGCTGAATTTCGTGAATGTGTCGTAGGACAAGACGAGAACGGCGCGGATATTAAAGAAACCATTTGGCGCATAAAAAATAGCGATGAAATTCACCCGCACGCAATGGCCGCAATTAAATCAGTAACAGCAACAAAGATGGGGCCAAAGCTTGAAATGCATGATCCACACAATGCAATTAAGCAACTGTCTGAAATTCTTGGTTGGAATGCGCCCGTTAAAAGCTTGGTTGAAGTATCAGAGCGCAAGACGCTTGATGACTTCTATATAGACGATGAGATTAAATCCTAACCTAAAAACCTTCTGGCGAACTCGCGCAGATATAAAGTGTTTGAAGGGTGGCAGGGCATCAAGTAAAACGCATGACGCGGCTGGAATGTCTGTTTTTCTCGCAGCTAATTATACGTTAAAGTTTTTATGCCTTAGAGCATTTCAGAATAGAATTGAAGACTCTGTTTATACTCTGTTAATAGATAAGATTGAAAGCGCTGGTTATACCGATGATTTTCACGTTACAAATAATCAGATAACCCACAAAAAAACGGGTTCAAGCTTTCATTTTTACGGCATCAACCGAAACCTAAAAGAG